GTTAGCGGCAGAGAAAGAAACTTCTGCGCCAGGAGTGAATTCCCACTCAGCGGAGGTAGGTTGTGCAAGATAACCAATCTGATCAGCACCAGCATCAGTAACCACAACTCTCAAGGAGTTACCGTGGACACCAGGAGAGGACGATGCCCACTTCCAGTTGTTTGAAGCAGTCTCAACAGTAGTTTCATACTCGTTGAGGTTTTTGATCAGAGGAGCAGTGATGCCAGTAGCAGTCAGCTCATTAATAGTTGTCTTGTTATCAGTAACAGTCTGGAGAGTAACAGCAGATCCGTCAGTGTGAGCAGCAGCAGTTGTGCCAAGTTGCGCACGAGAAACAGTCAGGTCGTTACCTGCAACACCAGTAACTCTAAGAATCTCATTATCGATTCTAATGTAAGAGTTGGTGCCAGCAGCAAGAGTAGTTGCCGATGTAACTGTCAGAGTAGTGTCTGCATCAGTAAAGGTTGCACCTTCGTTGATAGTAGACGCAGTTGCAGCAGGCTCAATCAAAGTGATAGGAGCAGCAGCGGCGTGAGAAGCAGCAGATGTGCTAAGTGTGCCACGAGCAACAGTAACGTCGTTACCAGAGACCGACTGGATCGTCAAAATTTCAGCATCAATCAAGAGGAGATCATTCACGTCGAAGTCTGTAGCAGCGCTAACAGTCAAAGTTGTATCAGCAGCGCTGAAGGTGGATACTGTAAACTGTGCAGTATCAATAGCGTTTTTAAGTGCAGCGTTTGCGGCTCTGATGCACTTAAGGGTGCCGCCGTAGAGCAGGAACTGCGCAGCGCTGAACCAGTATTCGTAGTTGTATTCATTGGGGCGTCCGAAGATCGCCAAGAGCTCTCGCTCTGAGGTAATAGAGGTAATCTGTTCTACGGGACCTTTCTCAAATGAGCCAACGATGGCGGCGACATTATCGACTGTCGCGTTTACAACGTTGGTCAGATCCCTTTCAAGAACAACGACCCCTGGTGAAAGTTGGGTAGATGCCATCGGTTAATCTCCTGATTGAAATTCTATCAAAGATGCTGAAATTATTTATCGAAACGCATTATTCCACTGGGGAAACCAGCCGTAAATTACCAATCAGGGTAGTCAGACTCTACGATCTTACGTTTCCTCTTCTTATTTCGTTTCACTCTCCAGATATAACAACCCTTGCATTCATATGCATATGCACCTGGCGTGTTACCTCTGTCTTTTCTAGTCTTATAGAAATCATCGGTAAGGGTTTTAATCTCTCCACAGATTTTGCATTTCCTTTGGACAAATAGTAAATGCTCTAACCCAAACTCCTGATCTAATTCCATTATCTATAGTCCCACATATACGACATGTCTCCATATTCACCCACACTCTCCGCATTATTCCATACCTGACCTTCAGGATCGACAAATGTCTCTTCATCGAGTCCATCAGATATAAAACCAAAGGGTGCCATATCAGCTTCGATCGCTTCTTTCTGCTCAGCATACATGCGTGCTCTGACATCAGAGTCATGCAATTCTCTAAAGTAATCTGACGTTGCCAACCATGAGAAAATTACAAGACACATAGCAAGGTCATCATTACAACCTTCTTCTGCTTCCCATGCTTGACCTTTTTGAATGAATGTAGTCAACTCAGCAATGATATCATAGTCATTAAAGATAAGTTTGTCATCTTCAATCAACTGTTTCATGTTTGCGCACCCAGTCTTCTTGACTGCGGTAGACATCTTAACACCTAATTGCACTTTAGATCCAGAGAATCCTTGACCAACTACCTGACCAGCACGTCCACGCATAGAGCACATCAGTAGATTGTCATACTCTAAATCAAATTGCATAGTATCTGCTACCTGTCCTCCAATATCATTTACTTCAATCATTACATAAGCATGATTATATGCTTTAGCAACATCATTAATGATGTTTGGGAATAGCAGTGGTTTAATTTTATTGTTTCTATACTTCGCTACCATCCTATATGGAATAGTAGTTGTGTCCATGACACAAAATGCTGAATAATCTTTTGTTAGACCACGAGCAACGTCAACTGTCATACAGTATGTGTGCTCTGGGACTGGCTCGGTAAAGATATCTAATCCTTGATTAGATTTAATCGGGTCCTCATATACCAGTGTCTTTAATTTAGATGATGTAATCAGAGTGTTAACAGATCCAAGGAATTCACATTCAAATTCTTGGTTAAACTGCTCTTCTGATGTGTTGCGAATTGTTTGCTCTTTCCAGTCAGCGTCTCTACCTGGCACCTCTGACCAATGCACCTCAGTAGTAACGTATTCATTCTTTCCTTTCTCCGCATCATGCCAAAGTTTATAAAACATATTCATCCCTTTTGGCGTGGAGATGATAATCACCTTAGTAGACTTACCTGAAGAAATAGTAGGATAAACAGAGCTAAAGAACTCATCAGCAATATGCGTTGGAATAAACGCAAACTCGTCCAGAAAGATGATATTAAAAGACATACCCCTGACTGCAGAAGCAGAAGTAGAAGCAGCCATGATTTTACTTCCATTCTCCAATTCGAGCGATCCTCTATTCCAGTTGATGACTCCTTGCTGGAGCCATTTTGGGAGGTTTTCATAAGACAGTTGCAAGCGTTGGAGCATTTCTCTTGCCGTTGCTGCTTTGTTAGCAAGAATGGCAATGTTTACTTGATCATTAAACAGTGCATACCACAACAGATAAGCAGTCACAACTGTGGACTTACCTGACTGTCGTGGTAGTTTTGCAATATTAAATCTATTATCATGAAACTTCCTCACCATGTCGGATTGGAAATCGTACATGCTAAATGGCACCAGACCTTTATCAAGTGAAACAATCTGGATATATTCTTTAATGAAATATACTGGATCCTGCTGACATTTTATAAATTCTTGTACTTGCTCAGGCGTAAAATTCTGAGCAACGTTTGCACGTTTTAGATTAGGATTACCAAGGTAGATTTCATTCTGACTCATTCAACAAGCGTCCCGTGTGCGCGTCTAATTTCTCTCAATTCTTCAAAGTTTTTTTGCTTAGTGCCACCATCATATGGCCAAGCAAAACCTTCCTCGATCATTGCTTCATTAAGCGAGACTTCTGCGTCCCCAATGTATAACCAGCCGAGAAGGCGACCGTACTTACCCACACCGCCAACAAGCTCTGTGCGAATAGTAAGCATGTCATCACCATCGATAGCACCTTCCAACTTACCTTTGAGCCAGTTGGTTGCATCAATTCCGAGTGCTTTTTCTTCGAGATCCCTTGTGCGTTTTTCTGGAGTATCGACGCCAGCGATACGAACTCTTTCTTTTTTATAGAGATCAAATCCCAAATCGATAAGTACATCTATTGTATCTCCGTCAAGGACCTTCACTATCTCGGTCACTCGGAAGTTGTAGCAGGACTTCCTGCTTGGGGGTGTCATGGCTCCCATGTGATTCCCTCTCATCTATACCTAGTATATAGTAGATAACATAGGCTACACTTACCAACAGTATCACCAACATCCAAATGATACTCCAAGTGACTCCGTTGACATCTGCTAATGGGCGAAGGAATAGATTCATAGGTTTCTATATTTGAAATCGAGAATACCTTTATACAGCTCCTTCTGTAGATGGGAAAGGTGCTCTTGCTCATGATATGGTCGAGCAGGGGCACCTGGCCAAAGTCTTATTGTTTCATTCACACAATGATATAGGAGACATATATCTTCTATATCAAAATTATAACTGAATTTACTTTCTTCTTCGTCTTCGTGATGCATTAGGGGTTTTTAGGGTCGATTCCCAGTGAAACGAGGTAGTCAATCCACCACTGGGGGTTTGCATTACTCTTCCATTTAGGGACCTCTAGACCCCTCTCTGAATACCACTCTGCGAGTGACTTATCTATAATCTGTGCGATCTCCATACTCCTCTTCCTCCTCATCAACGTCCGCATACGGATCCGCCACGAAGGGTCCTCGTTTTCGTAAAGGTTCTCGTCTGACATAATCAACTTCAGCATTTGCTGTGGCAATCCAAACGGCAAGTTTCATCACTATAAAAATGACAGCTATAGGTGATAGACATGCTAGTAGAATGAGTTGTGATCTCATTTATGTTTCTTGGCAAAGGGTTCCCAGTGCTCCCAATTATATTTATGTATAGCCCAAATACCTAAAATGGGTACAAACACCAAAAGCATTGAGAGAGTCCCTATACCATAAGGACTTTCCATCGTATGTCTAACCAACAAAGCTACTTTGTCCATGTCATTTCCATTGTGATACAGAGCAATAAAGTAAAACCTAATACGAATATCGCACTCATGCTGGATAATCCCAATCTGTTATGTTTTGTGTTTTGTGCCATGGTCCCCACCCACCAGTATAGATGTAAGGAGTAGTGCGAATGGGACAAGTGTCACCAGTGCAGAGAAGATCATCAACGATTCTCCATGATTCCATGACTTCATCAGCGTGTACAAAGTGGGACTGGTCCCCATTGATAGCGTCATAAAGAAGTTTCTCATAACCGTCGATAGCTCTGTCCTGTGGATAGTCGTGAGTTAGAGTTGCTAACTCTAGATCGCTATTAAGACCAGGCGATTTAATATCGATCCGAATGTCCAAGTGTGGTCTTGGTTGTAATCGCATGACGATACGGTCATTGACCTCACCATCATACAATTTTACTGGTGGAGCTTTAAGTTTGCCCACTACCTCTACACATTGATCGGGTAGGTT